CGACAGACACACTCAACCTAGCTCCACCAAAGATGGGGTCGGCATCAGGATCGGACGATGAAGACGAGTTCACTACTTCTTCGAATCCGATCGACGCAAGGCCCAAGTCTTACTCGGCTAATCCGATGGATGAGATGAAGAACAAGATCTCGTCTTACGTAGATTACATGGAACATCACTTCGGATACCTAACACAGGAGTTCGATCTCCACACTAGCGGCGAATTGACCGCTGAAGAAGCATACAAGAGGGCGATGAATCCGCTAGGCAGATGACACCACAAGAACTCCAGTACGTACAAATAAAGATCGGTAACTCTTTCCTCAGGTCGTTCTATCCGGCCGATTACCGAGCAATGATGCAGACAAACGATCGTCTGGTCAGGCTCGAGAAAGAAGAGTATAAGAGACTCAGGACTACCTCGAACTTGACGTCTGAGATAGACAAGAAGATGGCTCGCACCATCGGTCTACTTCAGAGAGAGATCAACGAGCTACTGTCAGCATTAGACTCTACTCAGTCAGCCATCTATATGATAGGCGATGAGATGGTAGACGCCGAGGCATTAGACGAGGCCATGCAGAGAACTGCGGGAGGCTTCGATCTCTTCAAGTCTTGGAGGCAAATAGACAGAGTCAGGCGCATCCTCCGTAGCCGCGAGAAGCGGATCGAGAGAAAGCGCCTCAAAGAGAAAGCTAAAGCCGATCAGGCTGCGAAAGATAGGAAAGCCGCGGATGACATCGAGAAGGCTCGCAAGATCGAAGAAGAGAATGCTAAGAAAGCCAAGGACGCCGACGTAAAGCCAAAGCCTACCGAACCTCCTAAGCTAGTAGACGAGTCTATACCTAAAAATAAGAGTCTCGCGACAGTGACTGACGACTTCGTAAAGAATCCATCGTCAGTTACTGAAGGAGCATTCAAGACCGCTCTAAAGAATTCTACCGATCCTAAGTCAGTAATGGGCGCGCTTAAATCTGCTAAGAATGCATACTTAGCTTTTGACGCGGCTGCCAGCAAGACTCTGTCAAATATACTCGGAAGTAAGTTAGTAAGATGGGGTGGTCTCGCAGCTGTCGTAGTCATTGAGACTTGGTCTGGCTGGGAAGAATACGTTATGGTCATAGAAGCCTATGAGAAAGGCTACATCTCTATGGCTATGAAGAATACGTTAGTAAGAAACATCATAGCTACACACGCTGTAACAGGAGTCGCGTCTCTCGCATTCAGCGCGCTCGGTACCAGTCTCGGCGCTTTCATAGGAGCGCCTGCGGCGGGCATCGGAGCAATCGTTGGTGGCATAATTGGAGGCATCCTCGGAGGTGGTTTAGGCTTGGTCGCAGGAGGATACTTCATCGAGATCCTTCTCGGGAACAAGACTTTCTCTGACTACTTCGATGATGTGATCAGCGCAGTTAGCGAGAGCATGGGCGGAGAATCTGGTGTAGTAACCGGAGAACAGACTAGCACCATCGCCCCGGCTTCCGTGCCACCTGCTCCTTCGATAGTAAGCAGAGAGACTCAAGACGTCTCTGCTCCTAGCTCTTTCATATCTCAGGCGGCAGCCGCTACTGTCGACTCTCCGATCAATGCTAACGAGCCTGAGACCAGAGCTCTACCAGCGGTGGTTCCATCTCCAGTGAATTTAGAATCTCCGGATATAAATCCGTCTATAAACGTAACTCCTGCATCTTCTACGGCCATAGATCCGAACAAAGTCAGAGATAGCATCTCTAATCAACTCGCGTCTGCTACGTCGCAGCATACTCATAATGCATCAGACGCCACGATGACCGGCAACGGATTTCAAGAAACATCTCTGTCTTCAGAGGTTCAGATGGACGGAGGAGTGGCTGGCGCTAACATCTCGAGTGGAAGTGTTAAAGTGGTCGAGATGTATGGAAGGCACAGACCAGGCAGGCCTATAGCCAAGATCAGGCAGATAGCCGTAAGCGCTGCTGAGCGAGTCGGCATGTCTCAGATCAACTTCACGAGTGGCGTAGGCAGCTGGATCAGTCCAGAGAGACAACAAGGCGGCCAGAAGACTACTCGCCACTCTCACGGCGATGCTTTAGACGTAACTGGATTCGAGTCAGAGAGCCAAGCAGTAGCTTTCATGCAGTCTGCTCGTCAACTAGGCGCAGGCGGTATCGGATACTACAATGATGGAAGTGTTCACATCGACCTCGGAAATCAGAGGGAGTGGGATCGTGCTAAGGGAATTCCCGGCTTAGCAGAGGGAGGAAAGATTCATCCTAAGGACGGAGGAACTCTGACTCTCGTGGCCGAAGCCGGAGAGCCAGAGTACATCGTACCTCAGAGCAAGGTAGAAAACTTTGCTCATGAGATGTTAGCGGCACGACCATCTTCGCGTAACAAGACAAAGAAGCACACTCACGTGATGGTCGTGCCGATCTACACTTAGTCGCTAGCGAGAGACTTGAAGAAGGCGAGACTCTCGTCATCTTCGTCGGTAGAAGCCGCCTTGGTAGCCGTCTTCGGCGGATCCCATGGCATCTCTTCGTCAAGATCCTTCACAGCCGGCTTAGCCGCAGCTGGCTTCGCAGTCTTACCTGGCACAGCGTCGAAAGACTCGTCCAAGCCAAGCACTTCGGTTAGCTTACGCTTGAGTTCGTCATACGTCTTGAAGTTGCTCTTATCGATGAACGGCTTCAGAGCGTACTCCTTCTTCCAGATCTTCTCCAACTTATCGTCGTCATCCAGAAGAGGACCGACTTCAGAGAACTGCGACTTGTCGTAGTTACGATAGCCCTCGACGTTGCGAATCTTGACCTGGAAGTTAGCGCCGTCCCAGAGGTCGAAGGGATTCATCGGCTGCTCGTCAGGGAACTGCGGATGCATGACTTCCTGGAGCTTATCGAAGATCTTCTTACCGTACTTGAACAGGAATACCTTGCCTTCATTTTCTGGCTTAGCCGGATCCTTGAGGACGATGATGTTGCTGATGTAGGTGAGGCGACGCTTCTGCGTACGAGCCTGACGACGCTGCGGTGAGTTGTCATCGTCGGTAGCGTTCCAGAGCTTAGAGTTGTACTCAGCCACCGGATCCTGTTCGCCGATGGTGGTCAGCGAGTTCTCGATGTACCACTTACCGGTCGGACCCTTGAAGCCGTGATCCCACACGCGAACGAACGGAACGTCTTCACCGTCGCTAGGAGGAAGAAAGCGAATGACGGCGTATCCGTTACCAGCCTTGTCTACGGCGGGATACCAGAAGCGATCGTCGGCTGCCTGAGTGGACTTAGTGTTGAGCTTGCTGAGTTCCGCGGTGAGAGACTCCAGCTGAGTCGTGCGGTTCTTCTTGAGGGAAGCAAAAGACATTGTATTCTCCGTATATCTGTATGTTTGTATGCGATGTATGTGGACTTTGTCGTCCATTCTATATACCATACCCTCTGGGCTAGGTACAGGATTATTTTATCAGAACGTATCTGTTCATTAATATGTCTTTGAACTTTTCACGATCAAATTTAAAGAAAGACTTGTACTTCAGTAACTTTCTTCGAGTCGTCGGCCATACTACTGGATCCGTGATCTTATCAGTCCATTTCTGAATGATACCAGCGAAGCTATCAATGATGAGGATAGTCTCAGGATTGATCTGCCTCTGATAGTACATCTTCAATAATTTCGGATGCTGACCATCCTCTATTCTGACTGACTCTTTCAAGTCATCGATCTTGTCGAGGTCTTTGCTGAAGAGATAAGTGAGGGACTGAGTACGCTTGACCCAGTCCCTGTATATCTTCTCAGCATCTTCTTGCACCAAGTCTCGAGACCAGACTTTGTCCTTCTCCAAGAAGTTGGCCATCATGAAGTGGACTAGGTCCTCTTTACGTGCCAGCTTCTCGAAGAAGTACTTGTCTTTACGAGCGTAGAACGACTCTACCTTCGCAGTCACCTTGCCGCCGTACCGTACGAAGTCATACCCGTCCTTTTCAAAGTGGTTCTTCATAGCGAGATAGGTGACGTATGCCTCGAACGGGTTCATATCGGCAAATGTGCCTGCTTAGGTAAGAAGTTAAGGCCCTCGGCTTCGAGCTGGATTTGAGCCTTAACTACGGTCGACATCTTGATGATGTTAGCTACCGTCTCGACCTCCATGTTATGTTGCTCGGCATAATGGATAGCAGCGTCGATATACGACAACTCTTTCTCCATCACCAGCTTCTCAATTCCACGAAGGATCTCCGAGGATGAGCGAAGAGACTTAAGCTTCACGCGCATGTCAGTGAGCAGACTTCAGCTGAAGACCGGCTGCTGCCACGGCTGCGCCGAGACCAATCTGACCCTGAACCGATACCGGCTGCAGAGCGACAGACTTATGGAGGCCACCGACGAGGACATTGGCTCCGACACCGAAGCCAGCGGTGGCTTCAGCGGAGACTCCGAGGTAGGTGCCAGCGAGAGCGCCGTTACCGATCTTACCTGGAGCGATCACTGCCCAGGCGACAGTGCCACCAGAAGTGAACCCGACGTCGAGGCCGAGACGATTAAACTTACCGACGTACATCTGAGACTTACCAGATACCGGCTTGAAGGTGCACTCGACCGCCTTGCTAGAAGCGATGAGATAGCCGACGCCCGGTTCGACGTGACAGACGAGAGTACCAACGTTGACGCCACCGGTAGACGACTTAGCGTCCGCCGCAGCCGCAGATCCGATGGTGAGAGCCGCCAGGAGTCCAGCGCCGAGGATTGATGTGAGCTTCATGTATATTCTCCGTTGTTTTTTGCAGATGTCTTCACTCCATCTGTGATGGCCGATAACAAGTGTTGCTTGTCGGGAATCCCTGCCCTCGGTCGACTTCCAGTACGCCTACGTTGCTACCCGCTGGAATACCGGCCATCACAGATGGAGTGAAGGTGGTGGGTTTCTGTTTCCAAGTACCCACCGAACTCATGTTAGGCCGCTAAGGCCTGACGAGAAGCAAAGTTATCGTTTGCATCTATAAGTTTGCGCTTGTACGTAGTCGCCTACGACTGTCTCCAGTTACCTATTTCACTCTTGTCGATCCTATTTCCGCCCCATCAGAGACACACCTGTTAGCACCCTGTTGAATTAAACTCTTGCCACTACAGCAAGAAGTATCCAATCACCGCTATCCTTGCTAATTGGCTAGGTCGTTAACCCACTTCCTTTGGCAAGTGTGTCTTTGGTGGAGCGGCGGGGTACTGCCCCCCGGTCCAAGTAGTCTTTCAGTTTCCTTCATCGACAGTAGTCTATATATACCACTTATTTCTTTATTAGTACAGCCTTATTTTTGAGGCCCGTAATGGTGCCGTCGGCATTGAACTTGATGACCTTATGCTTCTCGAGGTATTCGAATGTGCCGTCAATACCAGCGATCACTCCGGCGAGCTTACCGTTCTTGTAGCTATAGTGAGCGCACGCTCCAAAAGCAGCTACTACGAGTAGCGCCATCCAGGGTTCTATGAACATCATTCCCTCTCGTCTGGTTTGCGGTCGCCGATCATCTCTCGGAACCTCTGTTGGCTGTATCCGTGCTTCGCGTGGAAGCCTTTGAAGTATTCTCTAGTCTCTTCTATATAGTCGTCTATGTCTTTTACGAAGATCTGCATTTCATCAGGAGATGCGATGAGGATGGCGAACTTCTTTACGTTGAGAAACCTCTCGCGAAGCATCATGCCATAGGCAGTAGCCTGCATGAAGTAGTTGGTGATCCATTCTTCTTTCTTAGTTTTAGAAGAAGTCTTGAAGTCTACCACCGTAGAAACGCCATCAAACTCACAGTGCAAATCGCAACGACCGGCAACACCAAGATCAAGAGAATAGAGCGGAAACTCCTGAGCGTCAACT